CAATCGCCAAGGCAGTTTCCTAATCAGAAACTAGATCAGCCCCTCAGCAATGGGGGGCTTTTCTATTGCCGTATTACATTTTGGACAGAAGCCTGAACCCTTTGGGGCTGGCATCTTACAACTAGGGCAGAACACCGCTAGAGAGGCTAGGAATGTAAGCGCCGTTGATCCTTCGGATAATTCTGTAAGCGCCCAAACCATCGCATCCATACGATCGGGGGATTTCATACTTGTTCCCGCTTCCCATTCACACAACTCATCTTCGAGTTCGGGGAAGTAGCCAACAAGATGTCCTCGACCTTGCTCGAACAATGCCGCGATTGGTTCGGCGCGTACTTGCTTACCGCGTGATGCGGTTACTTTCTTAACAGGGATGGTTGCCTTAACCTGTTGTAATAGATGAACAACCAAATCGCCGCCGTTATTAACCTCAGCAATGATGCGGTCTGCTTTGTGTTGTTCAAAACTAGAGATGGCTTTTTCAGCCCATATTTGCGGTGATGCTTTGAGCGTATCATCGGCAAGAACATAATACTGCCCATCACCCGATAGCCCTGCGACTACAATGCCAGTTGAATCTGAATCCTCGCCCGAAGTAACGGCTGGATCAACGCCAACAACTATCCTTACAAGAGTTGGAACATCCTCAGGCTTAACGCGGGTTTCTTCGAGGTTTGCACGATTCCAAAGAGCGCCAGGATTATCATCAAGGATTGCGCCGTAAAGTTCTTGTTGCCCTAATCGGGTTCCTCCGTAGCGCATCTTCATCTCAAGTAAAGCAGACTCAGATAGGTTCTCAGAATTATCAAAGGTTGATCCGCGAGTGATCGCCGTACTCTCGCGCTTAACTATATCTTTAATTAACTTTGTTGGCCTTGGGGTTGTGGTGATTACGGTCTGAGGATTTTTGCCTAAGCGCAATCCAAACTGTAATTGATTCCAGGTATCTTCATACTGCCAAGCGGCTAATTCATCACACCAAGCAAAATAGAATTGTGGCCCACGCAGGGAATCAGGAGTATCGGCAGAAAAGGTTTGAATTACCGAGCCATTTTTAAGCGTAATGATTCCGTTGGATTTGTTCCAATCTTTCAACGCATCATATTCACGCAGGATATTTAAGATTCCCGATACGCCTTCAACGCAAACATTTCTTACATCCGAGAAGGTTCTAGCAACAATGGCGCATCTAACGCCTTCATTTCTAACGGCTTGAGCGGCTAACCATTCAGCCCCCAACCTCGTTTTCCCGAATCCCCGACCCGCCATCACTAACCAGTTGTTCCAATTCGATTGGGGTGGCAACTGGTTCGCCCTCGCCAATCCCCCCATCGGGTGAAACCACTTGTTGTACCGAGCGGCTAATAATTCGTTGCTCAAGTTCGTTGTTAAGTCGTTCAATAGCCTCATCCACCGTTTCGCCATTTCCTACTACTGCCGTACGGCTCGTAGCGTTGCCTTCAAGCAATTCTGTTTTATCAATCAGAATCCCAAGCGTTATTGCGGCTTCCCTAGCCTTTAGTTCGTGAACGATTCCGTCTAAGTGTCTTAATACTTTGTTGCGAAGTGTTTTTAGTTCAGTAATAAAGTTTTCGCGTGTTTCAGGCAAAAGTTCGACAGTAGCAACCGCAAGATCACTAGAAGTTTCTTTTATGTCGCGGATTTGTGCGACCCAATCTCTTAGGGTTGCTTCACCTATGCCTAATTGAGTTGAAGTTTGTAAGATATTGCCGTTATTAGCCTCAAGTGTTACTAAAGCCTCAGCCCTAAATTGTTCGGTGTATGCCATCTATTTGCCTTCGGTTAGCGACAATCTCGCATCTAATAGATCATCAACGCTTGAAAGGTAGAATTGCCTTTGTTGATGTGTTAGGCGGTTGCCGTATCTATCTTGTAATCTTTCGCGCAGATGGGCTAAAGCCTCATCAATATCCGCTAAATTTATTTCTTCTATGGCGATAATCATTAGGCTCTCTCTACACGCCACCCAATATAGACAAGATACCTGAAATTGTAGTCAAACGCAAATTACTTATAGCGCAAGCGGGGCTTAGGCTTATGGCGTTTGTCGTAAGCGTTTTGTAAATCATCTATTGAGTATAGGTTATTTATGCCTTGTAAGCGATCTGCCTCAATCCAATTATAGATAGTTCGGGCAGTTACCTTAAAGATTACGGCGGCTTGAGCAATGCTAATTTGTCGCTTCATCTAACATCCTGCCTAACAATCGCCATTTAGTTGAATCCCAAACAGTATCGCACTTACGGCATTTAATTTCCAGGGTTCGATCTAACTTAGTGGGGTCAATCTTTAGGTTTGAATTACATTTTTCGCCGTTTTCCATCTCACTTGGGCATTTGCCAATAGTTATTTCATCCGATTTATTGCCAAGGATGTATTGAATTTTATGGGCAATCGAAATAATGTCTTGAGTTAGTTCATCTATTTCGGCGTATTCTTCAAACGCCCAAGTGGAATGTGTCTTAATATATGTAGTGGTTTGAACAATCTTGTTGATTTCCTCGCCCCTAAAGGTAATGCGGGTTTCTTTGCGCGTTACCCGCATTTGCGATTCGTGTTTCATTAAAGGCTGACTTATGCCGCCTGATCTAAGATGTAAAGTTTCTAGGCGTACTGGAAGCGGGGCAGTATTGCTACTTTGTACGCGGTCATTCCTACTCGCACTAACGCTAGGCATAAGTTCTTTCTCCAATTCATAATAACGAGAAGGAAATTTATTTAAATGGCTCAGCGCATAATCCCAACAACCAAGGCACACTTGATGATCGCTTTGTTTATGGCAATTAGAGCATTTCATTTCTTACGCGATGCGCCAAACGCTTCTACGGCTTCGCGTGTGTAATAAATCTTTTTACCCTTTTTCTCAACCCATTGCAATTTCTTTCGATACTGTAATTGATTAAGGTGATTTAAGTTTATGCCTAAATAATCGCAAACTTCTTTAGTGTCCATTAGTTCCACGATGCCCCCCAAGCAGGTTCATCTTCTACCTTTGGCTTAGGCTTGCCCTGCGATTTAATAGGTTCGGTAATGTTCTTAGCCTTGATTTCAAAACCATTTTTGCGCGTTCCATCTTTGGCTTCATATTCAGATATTTTAAGATCGCCTGTAATTTCTAAGCGCATACCTTTAATAACGGCATCAGCAACAACTTCGGCTTGTTTGCCAGTTATTGAAACTTTGTACCAAATAGTTAAACCATCTTGCCATTCGCCGTTCTTCATTTCGCGTTGTGAATCTGCTAAAGGAAATTCAGCAACCGCAAATTGTCCGTTCTTACCCTGGATAAATTTAAGTTCAGGGTCTTTTCCTACTGCTCCAATTACTGTAACTATTGCCATTTATTCGCCCTCTATTCTGTGGTAATTGCCTTCGTTATCTAATCTTACAATACTTCCGTTCGCAAGGTGTAGGGGATAATCCTCAATTACCGCGTATGTGGGGATCATCCAGCCCTTGAGAGTTGCCTTTTGCGGGTTAAGGTGAATTGAATCTGTACTTAAATTATGGCAGGGATGGCATACGGCTACTAGGTTTGCCACCGTATCTTTACCTCCCCTGCTTTTAAGTTTGCGGTGATGTAGTGCTAAATCGGCAGGTTTGCCGCAACGCTCGCAATAACCTTTAGCGCGATTTAATACTGTTTCTGCTATTTGCTTATCCATTTTTCCTGTTCCATAAACATAAATGGCGGTGCGGTATATGGGTCTTTACTTGCGGCTATTTCCAACGCGGCTTCCATAGAAGCACCTGCCTTAAGAGCGCCCAAAGCAAGAGAACTGCCACTTCCAATACCGTAATAGCCGTCAATATCAAGGCAAATAGCAAAGTCATCGCTAATATCAAACACCTCGCCACCAATAGCAATAAGAAAAGCAAACTTTGTTTCATCATCTGTATCATCCTGCCACTTGTAATCGTTATCTTTAAAACATAATTTCATAGATGGAACTACTTTTGAAATTACAAAATGGTACAAATCTTTTTTATCTTCTGCCGTTGGTTTAGGCGGTAACCAGCAATGCTGAATTAGATCACAAGCGGCAGATTCACCCGCGCCAGCAATTAAGTATTGACCGCGTTCGGTAATCTTTGCCATCTTTGGATGCGAGTATTTTCTGTTAGCGGTAACTAAACTATCTGCCCCGATAACAACTCGATCAGGAAACTGTTGCGCGATTATTGTTGTTATGATCGGCTCGTTTCTTTGCGCGTTCTGCTAGTTTGGCAGGAGAATAACCGCCAACAGTTCTACCAGTTTTCTTTTGAACCTTGGGATGTTTTTTTACTGCTTTTCCATTTGGGCGATTATCGTTGCGATCGCCTTTACCTTTTTTAGCCATAGATTTATCTTACACTATTGTAATTTGGATGAGAGTGCGAGCGCGGTAGGCGTGGAGGCGCGCTACGCGCTCAAGCACTCTCTATTCGCTAGGGAACGACCTAACGAAACTTGAGGATGATTCCCTGTCGGTTGCCCCTTTAGGGTTATCATCTTGAAACTTAATACCAATAATGCCTTTGCCAAAACGAAAGAGCCTGGCAAGGCGTTCGATAGCGAGATTGAACATAATCCAATCCTACCTTAATTTGCTTTTGGACACTTGCCTTTGGATTTAGCCCTAAGCGTTGTGGAATTCCACCCGCATAAAACTTAATCCATTTACCGTCAATCAGCATTTTAACTGGTTGATGGTTCTTGGCATTTGGCCGCCAGTTTGATTCGTTTTGCCAAAGTGTTGAAAGACAAGCCCATTGAGTTCTTGAATCCCAACCGTATTTATTAAGTTGTGTTTGTGCGTAAATCTTTGCCGCTTGTGGCGTTCTTAGTACCAAAAACTCTTTAGGCGCTAAGGCTATTGCTGGTGTTGCTAGTACGATTCCTACCGCTAATGCGGCTACTACAAGAAACCGAACCTTTGACCTCAGCGCGAACCAATCGCCACCGTTCCTAGAGCCGTCATCGTAAGCCTCCATTGATTAAGTTCAGCATTTCTGCTTCTCCTTTCGTTGGTGTGCTAAGTATAGAGCAGGTTGAGCAAGGGCGGTCAAATACGCCCCACGCTCCACATTCCTTACAACGCTTAATATCTTGATCGCTCACAAGGAATCTAATCCGTGTTTTGCATAACCCTGAATGTCTAACCACGAATCTTGGTGATCGGGATTAGCCGATATGCGCTGGATTTTAAGCGCAATCATCATTTGGGCAACCTGGTATTCGGCAATAGGAAAAGGCAGATCAAGAATAATTCCCCACATAACGCCAATCTTGCGGAAATTTTCCTTGGCATCGCCATATTCTTTTTGGCGATCATTTAAGATTTTGTTAAGGCTCATTTGCCCCACCTTTTTGCGGCAAAATATCCGTAAATACCAAATAAAATCCCTACGGAATCTATAACGGCAATATAGATTAAAACAATTTTAATTATCATTACCACTCCATCCCAAAATAGATTTTAACCAAATCTACATCCCAACCATAATCGTCAATCTTAAAACCTATGGCAATACCGCGAAGTACGCCCCAATGAAACCAAAATCTTTTCATTTTAAATTCTTTCATTTTTTACCTGCCCATCCATCGCCACGAAATACGGCTGGCGTTGCGTGAATTACCTTTTGCATTTCTTTGCCACAAACAGGGCAGTTGGGAATTGTATTGTCGTAAAACCCTTGTTGGATTTCCAGCATAGATTTATCTGTTGGACACCTGAACTCATAGATAGGCATTAAAACAATCCAATCTGTTCTATGGTCGAAACCAACCAAACAATACAATCGTTGCCGTTAATGTTTTGTCGAGTTTTGCCTGAATCGTAAATCAGTTCATCTTTTAATAATGAAAGCCGAGTTGGGCGCAAGGTATCCCCTGGCATATTAAGCGCGGCTTGAAGTTCTTGATCTGTTGCGCCGTGTTCTTGGCGATCAACTATGTATTGATAAACCTTGGCGCGGTTTGATCCGTGTTTAGGCGCGGCTTTAATCATCGCGGCTACTGATGTTGATCTCATTTCTTTTGTCCTATTGCTATTTGAGCGCAAGCATCTTGAACCATTAACGCCACATTTTCAATCCCAAGTTTCACTAACTTTTTGCGATCTTGAATTAAAGGTAGCGCGCAAATCTGATCGTAAATTTCCATTCTGATCTGACCGCTTAAAGTATTTATTACGGTTTTAACTAACTCTTGCCCCGCAGGTGTATCAAGAAGTAACTGACCATCTTTTACTTCCCAATGCTGACCCTTACAAAGTATCTTCGCCATCACTTGCCTCCAATTCCATAAGAATTACTAACGCGGTTATCGTAACAACAGGAACTACAACTAACAAAAAGAAAACCATTATCAAGCCCTTCCCGATAGCGTTTTCTTGCATTTAGGACATTCGCCCTCAAAACTTCCACCTTCGATATATGCGCTTTTGATCTCAACTTGTTGTTCGCAAGTATCGCAATCGGTATCAATCAAACCAACATAAGAGTTATATCCGTTACTCATTATCTTCCCAATCTTCTACCTCGTAGTTTGTAAGCATCACATAAGCCGCTTGAGCGTTATCCCAAACAGTTTGAGATTCAAAACCTCGACTAGACAGGTATTGCTGGCAAATTAAAGATTCCAAATATCTGTCGAACCAGTAAGCAACCTTCCAAGTAAAAAGCGGTGCGCTACTAAAACGACCTTTTTGCTTCATCCAATGCTTGCCCCAAGGTGCGCTGGTTTGAATCATTTTTTGAAAATCAGATTCAGCAACGGTTATGTTGATCTCGATTGCCATTTTTACGCCTCCATTTCAGCGCGAACAGTTGCCATAGTTTCTTCAAAAACCTTCCAAGCCTTTGCGTGTATTTCATCATAAGCGGTTTGGGCTGGTTTTATCATATAAAGAAATTGTGCTTGTTGAACTTCTATTTTGGTGCGAAATTCATCTTCTATTTTTTGAATAGCCTCAGCGCGTTCTGCTTCATATTTTTCAATAATGGCATCACGAATTGGAGCAAACTTATCTATGGCTTTTTCCAATTCGGCGTTTGCTGGCGCTTCGGTCTGCTCCATAATTGCCCACGCTTTATTCCAAGCGCGAATTTCTTTTGCCTTTTGTGCTGATGTTAAATTGATTGCGCTAATCATTTGTTGCCTCCAAACATTTTTAGTAGTTTAACAAAATGATCTATTGGCATTTCGCCATTTTTAATATCTTGATAAAGAGTGCGGCTACGGCGATCGTTGATAATGTGAATCGCGGCGTGAAACGCATAAAAACTTAATCCTGATTCTTGATGTGCTTGAATCATAAAATCTTCTAAATTTATTTTGTTTGTAATCATTTATTATGCCTCCAACATTGTTTCAGAATGTAACGCACTAGCACTTCCTGAAAGTTGATTTGCGTAAATATCTATCCATTCTTGATCGCCATCTTTGATGGCTTGTTCGATCCATTTAAGTTGTCTGCGAATATCTTTCAATACTGCGCGTTGTGCGGTTTTAGTAATTTTCATTTCCTTGCCTCCATTTATCGGGGTCGTTCGCCCTGATAAGAGAAATCTACCACTTCAAAACACTATTTTGGGGATATTTCGCAAAAAATCTTTTTTGTTACCAAATCGTTATATTCGTACATCTGTTCGATTAAAGGCAATCAAATTCGGTGCTTATCTCAATATCCACGCCTAAAGTTTCAGAATAGACTTTTGAAGCCTTTATGTCTATTACCTGAGAATCATCGGCGTATGCGGTATTTGTTAATCCATCCAGCACACCGCGAACAAGTTTGTCGAGATCGGGAGGAACTGTTGGGTGATCGCGCTTAACGGTTTTAGGGCGCTTTAACCGAAATTTCATAGAAATAATTATAGGGCTATCAATCGGCGTACAACCCGCTTGCTTTGCGGCTAAAGCAATTAACGCTCGCCAGGTAGCAAGTTCGGTAGCGCGGGAATGGATCATTCGCCCATTGCCAATATGTTTCATTGATCCTTGTGGAACAGGTGTGCCTTCCACAAAGAACTGGATCACAATTCTATAACAACCTTTTCGCCGTGTGCTTCAAGATGAATTTTACGATTACCGTCAACATCAACTAACCGCAATTCCCTGCCGTGAGTTTCATCTTCAATCGAAGTAACACCGTATCGTTGCGCCGCAACAATAAGCGTATCTCCAACCTCGACCTGTTCAATAGCGACTAATTTGAGAAGTTTCAAACCAGTTCCCCCTTTCGGTTGTTAAATGATCTCATAGATTACTTACTTACGGCAAATCGGGTAATTGCTTAAATTTGCCAATTAACTCTCGCACCGAATCGGGCATTGGAACGCCTTGTGGGGCTTCGGAAGAATCGTACTTAGGTGGAACTATGGTAGGCGTGGTAATAAGCCCTCTAGCGCGAACCTCAGGCGTTCTAGGGGGTAGCGGTTCATCACTCCATCGCCCCTGATTTAGCCAAGTCGCGGGATGAGGCGTAAAAGTCGGAATTCGGTTGGGGTCAGCCGCAAACTTTTTAGCGCCTTCAATAATTTCCTCGGCAGTTGCCAAGCCCAAAGCGCGATCAAAGGATTTAGCGGCATCCTGCTTTCCGACTTTTCTTGGATAGATATTCCAAAACACCTCAAATGATGTTATGTCTTTATCTTTATCTTTATCTTTATCTTTATCTTTATGGTTG